TAAAATAATTTCTCATAAAAAAAGGGGATGCCGTCGCACCCCCAGTATAACATCTAGATATTTACTTGTCTATATGAACAATCAGAAGTTGTACTTGACGCCCAACTTACCTGCATAACCACGGTCAAGATCTTCGTCGCCTGAACCTACGAAGGATACTTCACCATAACCGCTGAGGTTCTCAGTCAAACCAAGACCCAGACCTGCCTTACCGGAAGGAACGGTATCAGCATCACCACCATCGGGAGTCAGTACAGTAGCACCGCCCTGAACGTAGTAAGAACCAGCGTCACCCAGTGCGCCTTCATATCCTACGTGGAGGTCTGTTCCTGCACCGTTGTACTCAGATCCAGTCCAACCAGCATTGGTTTCGACGTTAACGTAGGGACCTGCAAGGGCAGCGCCAGCAGAAGTGAACAGAACAGCAGTTGCTGCGAATACAGATTTAAACATTTGTTTTACCTTTTTGTCTCGTAGAGTTTAACCTACGGATGAAAAGAGACTCGACTAGTCTCTGTTTGTTTGAACGATATGCCCCCAACCTAAGTGATGCGAGGGTAGGGCACTGTTGAAAAAAATCTTGTGAGGAATTATCGTCTCACAATATTATTTATTATAGTAATTAGTTACTAAACCGTCAACCTTGTGTTGGTTGATGGGAGGATTCCACTACTCTTCCAAAATAAGGATCAAAGTTCATTAGTTCCTCAATGGTCATCTGTGCTCCGGTATTAGACCAGAAGTTAAATTGTGCATTGAAGTTATGCTTATGAAAAGCATCAACATGATCAGGATGAATACTGGATCCCAATTCAATCTTATACAGAAGAAGTGGGATAGAGTAGGTGTTACCAGAGTTGTAGATGAGATCATCAGCTACAGGTCTTGGTCGTACACCATTGTCTAATTTGTACTTGTCTCCTCTTGTATGAAGTCTTAACAACTTCATAGCGTGATGTCTAGTGATTAGATAACAAGCTGTAGAGAACTCATTCACGAACCTTTTATGGATCTTGATATTGATGTCACCAGTACAGATGATAGCGATTTGGACAACGTCCCAATCATAAGGAATCCTACCATAGAAATCTTTCCATGTAAAGTTCCAGAACTTTACCAGATCGAGACTACAATCATCTTCCATGATGACAGCATAGGGATCGTCTGTCTCCTCCACGAAATGTCGGAGAGCCTTAAGATGTGACGTTACACACCCCACCTCACCAGAACTCATCATATCAGGGTAACGACCCTTCAGAATCTCTCCTAGGTCACTTTCACGACCGTCATAAGCAGAGATACGGGTATAATTCTCAATCTCCCAGTATTTAAACTGGTTCTCCATGAATTCCCATCTCTCTGGTTGCCCATCTAGATTAAGACAATAGATAGGTCCAATGCCCTTGAGTTTATAAACTGACTTGTTCCTGTCCATTGATACGTTGTTTGTAATAATCTTGGGATGTAATATATTCTCGGAGTGTTTCGGAATCCATCTTCTGGACTCTACTCCACTCTTCATTATTCTCAGTCATATGGGGGTTAGTGAACCAAGAGTTGGGTGTCCTCTCATGTTCTAGATGATAGACCATAGAATTCAACCTTCCAACATTATACCCCAGAGTACCAAACCTGTAAAATCTTTCAACGTCTTCTGGAGCATATGCAACAAAGTTCTCATTCTCCAACCCACCTTCAATATAGACATCGCGATTAAAGAACTGACAGAACCCGTACTTAGCATCATACTTAGTAGATTTCTTTCTAAGGATAGAAAAATCAAATTCTTCAGTCAGGAATTCAGATACAAGTTCATCATCAGCCATAACACGATACTGGTAATCACCATCACCATATGGATACACTACATCAGATTCTTTGTCGAGAATAGTGTTATATGCACTTAGATAAGACTCTACAGGGAGAAGGATATCACAATCATAGTTGACCACAATTTCAGTTTCACTCTCCATGATCATGTCATTTAGGATAGACTGACGATGGAATGTTTGTGATTCGGAGAATACAAACTGATGAATGAGACCTTTGATATCACCACAAAATTCAATGATCTGAGGTAGTGCCTCTTCAACAAATATAGAACGGTCATCAACCTCTCTAAGAATGATAGTAGTATCAAAATTTGATAACAAATAACAAACTGAAGTGATGACATTCCTAAGTCTATCGTCTGACTCAATTCTGACAGGAATAATAAAAGTTGCTTTAGTTAAGTCATGTTTCATCTGGGTACTCCCTTGTGTCTTTATTTTTCTCCAAAACGTAATCCAATTCTTCTTTGTTTACTAACCATGGGCCCTCAGGGTGTTCAATTCTAGTATCATATTGGACACTAGATGAACTTACACGATTGTCATGTTCCCGATTCGATGTCAAGACATCAGATATAATGTACGGCATTCCATAATTATATCGCATCCTATGGTAAAAGTCAGTATCCATAAGAAGAACCAACTTTTCATCAAATTTAACAAACTTATCAGTCAAAAATGAGACACAAGATGGACTACCTAATAAGTTTCTACCCTCCAACATCATGTCAGTCCACTCAGGAACCTTCATTCTTGCATGGGTAAATCCATCCTTAGTATGTGCAAAACCATTGAAACACCAACTGTGTCCCTTTTCAAAGGAACTAATGATATAATTCAATGCCCAAGGATCTATAAAGAGATCATCCTGAAACATAAGTTTAGTGATCTTACCCTCACACATCTCCACAACAGAGTTTGTATTAGAGGGCCCATTACCTCTGTCCTTTTCATTCTTAAAGTATTGGATTTTAAAATTATCAGCGAACTCTCCACAAACATTTAATACTTCATCGTTCTGAGAGTGATCAGAGATACAAACTTCAAAGTTCTTATACTTCTGATTCTTTATACTTTCAAATAACTGATAAAGATACTGAGACCCTGAACCCTTCATCTCATATGTAGGAATAGCAATTGAAATGGTAGGACTCATATTTTAGTCCATCTTTTGGGAACAATATCTTCAGTATTATTAGAAGCAGTATAACCATTAGTACCGAACCATCTCTTAGGTGCAATGACCTTAGGATCTGGGTTGCGACTCAACCATGCACCCCACCACGAGAATGAACTATTAGCGATAATATAGTCATCACAAAGAGTCATCATACACATATCATAGACATTATCCTCAGTCTCAGAGACCATAAACCTATCTGGTTGAAAGATCTCTTGACTCTTACACCATTCAATATCATCAGTGAAGATGACAACAGGTCTCTTTACATCAAATTTACTCAATGCCTCCTGATAGTACTCAAGACTACACGGCGGGTGATCTTGTGACTTCTCAACATAATCAGTCCTACGAACATGAAGAGCAATAGGTTCAGTAACCTCTTCCATCACTTCCTTACAGTTGGCAATCACATCATCTTTGAATGTGAAGTCCTCTCGGATTGAGTCAGCAATTTTATTGAAGTATCGTTCTGTTTGAAAGTAACCATATAGGCTAATGTCATCAGGACATTTATCAAAAAGTTCTGGATCAAAGTTAAATTGTTTTTCTTGCAGATACTTATCAGCAACTTTACCCCTGTTCTTTAGGTGAGGCATCGTGAAAACATCAAATAGTTGATGATCATTCCATTCATCTTCGAAATCACTTTCAGGGATAGTGAAATCATATCCTCTATTGTGTGCAATACCTCTAAGAGTTGCATATTGGAACATCTGATTTCCCAGTCTTCCAATGATACCAAGGTGATTAAAACCAATCATAATAATTTTAAAATGTTGTTGACACGGTTAACATAAGTGTGTTTGTCCTTAATGAACTGCATGGCCTCCCTCATATTAATACTACCGTTCTTCTCTGCCTGGACAAGGTTATTATAGAGAGTCTCTGGAGTACCACCGAAAACTACATAATCACCAAAGGATTCCTTGATGAATGGTGAGTTTGTTCCTGTAACTCTACCATAACTGATGTTTTTTTGAATACGACAGGGGATATAACCACACTGAAGATGCCAGTCACTTCTAAAATCTGGACAGACATAAGAATCACGAATCAATCTACGATTATCTGAGTGTTCGATTGATTGGGTATATAGTTCAATTTGTTTACCATCTTTTTCTGCATAATATGCAAAGTTTTCAAGCCAATAAGGACCCTGTTCATACATCATCCCCACATAGTTAATGTTTTTCTTTGATGGATCAAACTTCTCATAGTTATCAACATCAATTTCATGAGGTAAAAGATCTGTTCCCCATGTTTGATAGAGAGTTCTGGTTGATTCATCCCAGTGACAAAGGTCTTCTACTTTCTCAAAATCAACTGTATTACGAATACAGTTACCAAGTTTCAATACGTTCTCATATGGTATACCATTGTCAGTAAAATACTTTGTATCAATATGATGAGTGATATACTTACAATCTTTCCTGAGAGGCATATTGGACTTTTGTGAATCCTCCACAAAGAACACCGTATCAGTATAGTCAAGGTGGTGTGTATATTCATTGGACACCCACTTCACATCATGACCCAAGTGTTCAAAGGTTTTGAAGTATGTGTCATGAATATATCCATGTGTGGACGTGTGGATGGGGTAATGTCCCCAGATAATAATCTTCATAAAACAGTTCCCGCAGGGAGATGATAATGGAATCCAAATGGGGTGATACCCCTAGTTTCTGGTACAGGTTTCTCATGAGCAAACCTGGCAGCAACAGTAACAGGTGCAAACTTACAACCTAATACCTCGTATATATGTTTGTTGTGGACACAGATACATCCATCTTCTGCGGTATTGTTAGCACCCATATGTTTATAGAAGTCCCCCCAGTTCACATCAAAATGAACATAGGCATGTTGTGGTACTTCTAATAATTTCTTTGACCTGAGGGTAAATCCACCATTACCAACTCTTTGGTGGCCACCCCAAGGGTCAATATATGCCCCATCAGAGTGTTCCCATGGAGCTCCAATGTAGTCATACTCTAGCCATAATGGGTCCCACTTTACAGGGTTAATAATAAACCCATCAGCCTGGATAGTAATACAGTGAGTTGTATCTACATGTTTCTGTAGATCATAGATCATATAGTGACTATACTCATCAATAGAAGTAATCTTTGAACACTTCTCTACAGTGATACCTGCGTCTTCAAAGTCAGGACGATCCTGATCTGATACAAGTTTAACATCACCAAAACGAATACCCTGCATGCTCTTACGAAAAGCATACAGGGTCTGTTCAAAATTTACACTGGATACACAGATAAGTGTTACATCAGGTAAATCAATCATTGAAGACTCCTTCACTCAATAGTTTAGTGAAAGCCTCAGTCTTCTTTGAATTGTAAACGCTATTAGCCCATGCCATATAGTTACTACCAGCTTTGTAGTGAAAGATAAAAGACTCCTTTATTGTATCATCTTTTTCCAATTTTAGGAAGTCCACGAAGGTTGGTTTAGGAAATCCAGTTTTGTTAGTCTCATTGATAATATCAATGAAGTTATCAGAGAAGTAATCCCAGTAATTATCTCTGGGTGATTGATGGTCAAAAGTATTGTGGTCACTAGCTTGTCTGTTCTTGACATCGATACTCATCTCTTCAAGATTGATGAAGAACTGGGCACAACCATTCACATTAACTTCAATTTCATCACCCCTATCATCAAGGACGCCCCATTGTTCAATATTGAGTGTCCTTAGTTGGTTCTGATACTTCTTAAGATAGTGATGACCCTGTCCACCAACGTCAACTCTTTCTCCAAGAACCTCACCACAACCCCAATCCATCTCTTCAGGATTAGGCATGTTGGGAATATCAGCAATAAAGAAACCATTCCAGGGGTAATGTACCCTGTGATCATTCCCCCTATACGCATGAACAATACCAAAGTTATTATTACCCATCATCTCCTTGAAACTGACATCCTTAATGAGGAACATGTCAGAATCAATGTTGATAACAAGGTCATCATGTTTAGTCATGTAGTTAATCCAAGCCCACTGGGTGGGATAAGAACATGCTAGATTGGCATTTGCATATTGGTCACCTGTGAAGTTTACCTCACCATGAGATACCCTCATCGATGGATCCAGGATAACCTTGAGAGATTCAACCCCAAGTGACTCACAGATACTATCAATCTCTGCAGTCCTCTCAACACTATCTACGGCATTGTTGATGACAATGTACTCAAAGTCATCAGTCACATGTTTCTTGATCGTCTCGTACTGAAGATTAATAAAGTCAGGTCTCTTGTCAGACAGAGTGTAAATTTTAATAGTCATCGTGTGCGCTTATAGAATTGTTTGGACTCTTTGAACATCTCATATTCAATCTTACAGTCGGTTCCTGTCATCAAATCACCTTGACGATCCAACCAGTACCACTCATCAACGATAGATTCGTCAGGTCTCCACCAACCATTAGAATTTTTCCAATCGAACCAATATCTTGGAGCAATAACATCACACTCTTTATTGGTCCAAACAGGCCAGAAAGAAAAAGTGGATGCGGAAATGATTGCGTTCTTTGATGTATTGAGGATAGAGTAGTCAATACCAACAGGACCACCTGGGTACTTGTACCACCCAATACTTCCCTGGTATGGATCCTTCTCCTCCATGATTGCAGAACCAACAACCTCAGCAAAAGGAATGAACTTCCTTGCACTCTCTGCATCATCAGTAACACAAACAAACTTCATGTTTGGATTCTTCTCTAACATGTGTTTTGCTGCATTCTGATAATACTCAGGAGGGAGCCAAGATGCACCAGTGAGATAGTCACCACCCCGGAACTGAATTACGCAAATATTTTCAGAAGAATACTGAGTAATCTTTTCATCATAGTCCAACCACTTGATGATATCATCACGATACTCCTTGATGTATCCCATCTTCTGGAAACATCCTTCAACTTTTGTATTATCTGAAAGATTGTTCCACAGATTGTCATCAAAAAACATCACCTCCTCACCACCGAGATAGGGAGGATAACGTTCATCACGTTCCTTGTAGTAGTTTTCAATCCCCTCTGGTAGGGTTTCAGGGGGCCCTCCTTCTGGACCCGAACCACCCACAACTTCCTTACCAAAATCGAAGTTTGTCATGAAGGCACATGCCTTGAATGGGTTGGACTTCTTTACTCCCCACTCATAACCATTTTTTTCTGCAAGAATTCTAGGAACAACCAGATTCCACAATTGGTTTCCGAGTCCAGAACCACTATAAAGTTCAGATACAATCATTTAATTAAGTCTGCAAATTTGTCTTTATTCTTCAAGATATACTCTGGGTAATCATCAAGGGGGACAGGTTGATAGTTAGCATAATGTCTACCTAACGGATCCTTATTGTCCTTGACTCCAGCTACATTCTGTTTGATTTGTTCGGTATTTAGTTCTGAGTGTGCAGCACACTCAATTTTCTTCAATACCCTTTCCTCAACAGAGAGACCTTCACTTCCAACATAACTCCAGTGCCATCCACCAGGGAAAATTCTGGAGTTCTTTTCTTTCTCCTGTATGCTACGGAGTTCTGACAGGGTATATTTCTCAAGAATAGATCTTCCAAATACTTTTGTACCCATCCATCTTGGTCTATCCCCATAGTCCCAGTCTGGAGTCATACCACGAATTGTACCACTAACTTCCACAAGATTCAAGTATCCCATACAGTTCTCTTGAGCAAAATGGAAGATGACATTCTGTTCAAAGTATTCTCTTATGTCTTTGATTGCCTCTGGATTAGGAACCTCATCAATATCACTCCAAATAATAATGTCATCTTCAGATGAGTTTTCCAATACTACATCCTTGATCTTGTCTTTCTGAAATACATCCCTCTGATATGGATGAAGATCTGAGGAGGTTGTGTCCTCAACAATGTTGTGGATAATCTTATGGCTAAACTTAGAGAACCTTTCCTTATTCTCACTATAGAAGAGAGGTTTGTCTATCCCAGAGAAGGTTTTGGTTGCCTCACTGATGATAAAATAATCAACATAGGGATCCAGAACATTCAACCTTATTTCTAGGATATCCAGTTCATTGAAGAATGGAAATACGTCAATTACTTTCATAACTCTTCTTCATTTCATTAAATACTTTTCTGATTCCGGCATCAATAGTGGTCTTGGGGACCCACCAGTTTAAAATATAAGTGTCTGCCTCATTTCTTTTGTCCATCTGAACACTGTCTTTAGCCAGTCCAGAGTCAATCTTTACATCATGTCTATCAATTAATCCAAAACAACCCTGAATAATATTAGCAATCTCTCTAACAGTATTAGAGTGGAATGATGTAATGTGAAGTGGATCTTCTGGTTTGAAGTCAGTATAGTTTTCCATGATGGTCTCTAGAGCCTCACAACAATCCTCAGCGTAGAGGAATTGACGCTCTTCTGTACCATCTGTCATCATCTCAAATTGTTTTTCTTCAAATCCTTTACGAATAAAGTCAGTGATCACATGTGCCTTATCCATGTCTTTCTCAATACCATACACATTCCAGAACTTGACAGTTAGTCCTTTCAGTGCTGTAGTGTGAAGTTCACCCATTCTTTTAGCAACACCATATGGTGAGTGACTCATATTGCTCATTTGAGAAGAAGCGAAGATAAATCTCTTATTGAACTTCTTCAGTAATTTAAAGGTGTTCGCCATCATACGAGTATTATTGTTGACAAAGTCAAACGTATGTTGATACTTCTTCAAGTAACGTGAACCACCTACATCAAAAGCAAGAAAGAATACAAAATCAGCATACTGAATTGCATTCTCTACCACAGTGTTAGGTGTCACTCTCAAATCATATTGAACACCATTTACAATATCAACATTGCTTACATGATGTCCTTTGTCTTTTAGGTACTCAGATAGATAAGCACCGATCTGACCAGCAGATCCTAGGATTGTAATATTCATACTCCTTTTAACAAAACGTCACCACCGTCGGCGTCACCACATCTCCAGTTATGCTCAAGAACATAGTTGGGAAGAAGTGATTGGATTTCCGCAAGACCTGCACAACCTTCATACATCTCCTCATCATAATACTCTGTATAGACATAGTCAATGTTGGAAATCATTCTTTGAGAACCTTTAAGGACTTCTCTTTCAGCTCCTTGAGTATCCATCCAAAGAAAATCAATATGATCAATACCATTCTCTTCACAAAAGATATCAATAGAGGTACATTCTGTCTCTACAGTTTCCTCAAAAACAGTCTTCGGCCATCGGCTACCATATTTATCACTCTGCAAATGAGTGACTGGTCGGTGAATTGAACCAGAGTATCTACCAATATTCTCACCACCGTCTGGCCAACCTACATCCCTAGACCTATTAAAGGTAAGAGTTCCTTTATGATCACACATCGCATAAGGATGGAAGATGTGCCTCTTATCAGTCACGAGTTGATCGTTATTGCCACCCATGGCATCAGTTTGTCCAAGTTCAGTAAGAGCACGAATATTGATAGGTTCTGGGTCAAAACTATAAATGGTCAACTCCTCACCAAAAGTGTTCAAGAAAGTCTTAGTGTCCCTACCATCTGCACATCCAACCTCAAAGATGATGACCTTTTCCCTTGATCCCATCAAGTTTTTAATTTGTGTATGTGTAATAGCCATGATAATCCTCAGTTAATTAAATCTTTTTAGATAGTTTCATTCAACGTGTCTAATTGCCATCATAGAGTCATCGAATCTTCCACTAACATCCCTCAAGTCATGGAAGACATAGGTGTACTCTTCAGGGAGAGCCGATTTAAGCATTCCATAAGGATCTTTGATGTGTCCTTCCAAAGGCCATCCATGTTGAATGTCTTCAATAACATAAAGACCACCCTTTTTAAGTAGTGGTAAGTAAAGTTCCATAGCCTTTATTTGATGATCTGTCCAGTGATTACCATCATCTATGATGATATCAAACTTAGGAAGTTTGTCTACCATTTCCTGTGTATACGCATCACCAAAGTGATATTCCACACCTGGAATCGACCTATTAACCTGTTCAACTACCTCAGGTCTATTATCAATACCGACAATAGTCTTAGCGTTTTTGAAATACTCTCTCCAAAGTCTCAGTGAATATCCCCCACTGATTCCAATCTCTAGGACTGAGACTTTCTTATCCCTGTATGGTTCAAATGCTTCCTCATAGAAGTAATCAACATAACAATGTGTAGAGTTTTTATCGGTTCCACCACCGGAAAACTCCAGATTGTTCTGGAGTATAACGTCTTTTATTTTCATGAGTTAATTTGTTTTTGAATCCATTCGTATGTTTTACGGATACCCTCTTCAAGGGTTTGACTATAATTCCAGTCAAGTTTCTCTTGAATAAGGTCATTGTTGGAGTTACGACCACGAACACCCAGAGGAGCATCCAGTTTATACATCTTCTTAACAACTTTACCAGAAACTTTAGCAGTTGTCTCTACTAGTTGATTAATAGTAACCATCTCTTCAGATCCAATATTAACAGGACCCATGAAGTCACTATCCATCAGTCGTCGAGTCGCTTCAATGCATTCGTCAATGAACAGGAAGGAACGAGTTTGTAAGCCATCTCCCCACACCTCGATAGCTCCACCGACCTCCGGGAGGTAACAGACCTTACGGCAGATTGCAGCTGGTGCTTTCTCTCTTCCACCGTCCCAGGTACCTTCAGGACCGAAGATGTTGTGATAGCGAGCCACCCTAACAGGAATGCCGTGGTTGCGATTGTAAGCGAAATATAAACGTTCAGAAAAGAGTTTCTCCCATCCATATTCCGAATCTGGGTTTGCTGGATATGCTGATTCTTCACGACAGTCTGGGTTGTTTGGGTCAAGTTGATTGTGTTCTGGATACATACACGCTGATCCAGAATAGAAAATCTTAGTCTTATTTAACTCAACCTTCTCATTTAACTTACGTTGTTCTTCTAAAACATTCAGATTGATTGTCACTGAGTTGTGCATAATATCTGCATCATTCTCACCAGTGAATACGAAACCAGCACCACCCATATCAGCAGCGAACTGGTAGATCTCATCAAAGGATTCAATCAGTTTATCGGGAACACTATTGTAGAAGTTTCCACGATATCCCCTGAATTGAAGAGCACGGCGAACAAAATCTACTTCACGAAGATCACCGAGGATGAACTCATGAGATTCTGAAGAGGAAAACTCAGGGCGTTTTAAATCGACACCACGGACCCAATACCCCTCATCACGGAGACGTTTGACCATGTGACTACCAATAAAACCACCCGCACCGAGAACCAGTGCGGTTTTTGTATATTCACTCATTTTGATAATTTGTCTTTTACTATTTTATATGTCTAGGTCTTAGATGTCAATTTTCCTGACACCATCTGGTCCTTTACTACAATGTTGAGTAATGGCTGGGATCTTATTCAATGCATCTACCAGAACATCAACTCTACTATCACCACCACTAGACTTCTTAGCAGCAGGAGCAGCATGTTTGTGGGAAGCCACTTCTTTTTTCAGTTCAACAATAGCTGCTTCAAGGGCTTGAAGTCTACCTTCAACTTCGACATCATATTTCGACATGGAAGCACCACTAGCGGACTTACCCGCAGTTCCTTTGTAAGACATATTTTCAGTAATAATTATACGACCCTATTTATGAAAAAAGGACGGGGGTAACCCGTCCTGAAGAGGTCTTGCATGCACGCCACTTGTTCTTTAGAGAAACAAGAAACTCATTGGGTTGTATCCCGACCAGTGCTGTTAGAGTCCATCCGTGACTTAATAAGATCAATCCTTGCTCTTAAATTTACTTCAGAATCTCTTTGAAGATGTCCATAAAACATATCCATATGAGTTTCAACTGTCTTCCATCCATGATACTTTTTATGAGATCTTACCTTCATATAGTAATCATGGAGTAGAAGTTTGGCATCATATACCGTCATCCACTCATGTATAAGAGTTAGGTTGATGGCATCTTGTTCCATTTAAGTTGATGATACAGAATCTCTTACATAACAAGAAACACCTTCTGGGTCTAACCATTTAGTGTAGTCAAAATCTTCCATAGCCAATGCTATTTGCATTCCATTATCACAGAGGTACATATCGCGATATCGTTTTGTATAACTATCAGCTTTCTGAATACGAAAGTCTGGGAACCCATTCTCTAGGGTTCCACATTCAACATAACGATAGGGGAAACGTTCGTTAAGAATTCTCACTGCACTACCTCCGAAGTTTCAAGATCTTCAGCGATACAATCAATCAGGATATCATAGTCATCTAGTGGATCACCAGAAAACGCAACACCATTGTTCTGATAAAATTTACGGATCTTCTTGTAAAGTTTCGGATTCTTTACATCGAGATAGAAATCACCACCGACAGCAGATCGGAGAGTGCTGATATCTTTCTTGAACTTGGAAGTAATAGTCATCTTCTGTATGGATTACTCTGTAATTATAGAGGGTATGATCTCATAGGTCAAGGGGCCAGTCGTAGAACTGACCCAATAGGGATTGTGAGGATCGAACTCACCTTAGGCAAATTATGAGTTTGCTGCATTCACCAGATTGCTAAACCCCCAAGGTAGGACTGCTGAGAATTGAACCCAGTTTGCGCCCTTATAAGGAGCGAGCATTAACCAATATGCGACAGTCCCTCAGGATCCTTCATTGTTCTGTTCTGTGTATATGCGTATGAGTTCATCATCCGCCGGAACCATCACTGCCTTTTCCCCTTTGTCATTCTCTATACCTATTGTCTCTCCATTTTCAACTCTTTCCATAAGAGTTTCCCAATTCTCTTGCCAGTATTTCACTGAATAAAATTTCATAGTTGATTATATGTATAAAAGAATCATACTTCAGATTATCTAAACTGAGATAACTTCTGTGATGGGAGATACAAGGATCGAACTTGTGACAATCTCGGTGTAAACGAGGTGCTCTACCTCTGAGCTAATCTCCCTAGTAGTCTGTCATCAACACACCATTTAGATGATCAATCTCATGTTGAACAACACGAGATTCCCATGATTTGAGTTTCCACTTTTTATACTTACCGCTCAAATCTTGAAACTTGACTGATATCTTTATTGGTCTAGTCAAATCAAAGTACATACCAGGAATGCTGAGACAACCTTCCTGAAGATTACAAGTGTTTATGGAATGCCACTTAATAACAGGATTAATCATTTCTTGGGTTTTATTATCCAAAAGTTTAACAACAATCACTCTGATATTCTTACCAACTTGAGGAGCTGATAGACCCATACCATCAGCATGAATCATAGTTTCTTTCATATCTTCGATTAACTTTCTAACCTCATCAGTCAGAATAACAGGACAAGATTCTTTTCTTAGTATCTCATCACCATCTTTTAGTATCTCTAAAATCATTACTCTTCATCTGGTTGAGATACCCTATGAGTAACTTCTGCCCAATCTTTATCAAAGATCTCAAGACCTTTATCAGTTAGTATATGATCATACATTTTCTTAAAGATTTCAGGAGGCATTGTCACTACCTGAGCTCCATTATAATAAGACCTAACAACCCTCTGAACACTACGAATTGAAGCTGACAGAACCTGAGTTTTCATACCATGAATACGATACAACTCAGAAATAGACCTGACTACTTCAAGACCAGCGACGGATTGATCATCCAATCTACCTATGAAAGGAGAGACATACTTAGCTCCAGCCTTAGCTGCTAAGATTGCCTGAGCCGCTGAGAAGATCAGTGTGACATTCACATTGATACCCTCTTTAGAAAGGTAATTACAAGCCATCAAACCATCTTCAGTACAAGGTACTTTAATGGTAGCTACAGAACCAAAACGATTATAGAGTCTCTGACCCTCCTTTACCATCTCATTAAAGTCACCTACGACTTCCATACTGATATCTTTGATGCCAATATCTTTGATTGTCTCGTAGACATCAACAGGACTTTTACCACTCTTCATGATGAGAGTAGGATTAGTAGTGACTCCATCAATCAAACCAGTATTATAACACTGACGAATGATACCTGTATCAGCAGTATCTAAAAAGATTTTCATTGAAACTTGGAACTGAATAGATGAGTAATATTTATAGCAAGTGGTGGGGAGTGATAACACTCCCCAGACCTCTTCACACGGAAGGGAAATTCGGGATTAACCCGAAGCCTCTGACAAGATTTGAACTTGCGACCTGAGCTTTACAAAAGCCCTGCTCTACCACTGAGCTACGGAGGCATACACTATACTTATCCGTATGCTATATGGGCGTCACACCCAGTATACTGACAGTTTATAATGAAGTAGGACAGGAACCCTTCCTGAACATCCAAAGGGGGTTAATTCCACCAAGTATTAGTGGCACCTTTGGTTGGAACGTCTCAAGTTCCTAACTCCTCCACCTGGACTCGAACCAGGGACAGGGTGATTAACAGTCACCTGCTCTACCAACTGAGCTATAGAGGATTGAACGGGTCAGGAGGGATTCGAACCCCCGACCAACGCATTAGAAGTGCGTGGCTCTATTCCACTGAGCTACTGACCCAAGAGGTAGTTCCTATCGCCGCTAACTCTGAACTACCAAGGGAGTTACCGCAGTGGTGTCTCAACCACTTCTCTAATTTAACAGACCTATTCCCGACTGCCAATAGCCCTCTTGGAATGTCTCGGAACCACCACCAAGTGGTGGTAGAGGGTCCAATTGAAGAGTGATTGATGCACTCTCTGTGGATATATCATACATCAACTGATGAATGTTCTCTGGTTCTTTACTTACACCCCAAGAACCACCAACCCCACCATCCATGTTGACAACAATATCATCTTCTTCTCGAACACTATACAATTTCATATACTCCATTTGTGTTTCTGTCATAATAGGTTCACTAAACCATTCATCATAGGGACATATCATTGGTGCTGGATAGGTCATGTTTGCCAGTGATAGTGAAAGAAGTTACCTTTTTGATCGCACATTGGATCTTCTGATACGACACGATGTGGTAACATTCTTTGTCCTTTAAAGTCAGTCCTATCCCCAATGATTTCATATGCTTGTAGAAGTTTAGAACGACCAAGTTCGGATTTAAATTCATTTACCAAAGTAGTGGGAGCAACAGGTCTCCAATAATCAAATCCTTGATACTGGCCAGGAGCATATACTACATCAGCAACAGTGTTAGGGTAATAGGGAGATCTAACACGATTGAGGATAGACACTGCCACACAGTACTCATCCATGGTATTAGGTCTTGCTTCAACCTTGACCGCTCTTGTTAAGTGGTCATAATCGACGGCACTAAGTGCCAGAATCGTTTCCAAAATCATAGTAATCTTTTCTATAGTACCTACCTAGGACATTGCTATTGTAGTAGGCAGGGGTTCCATCTGTCAAGCCCTCTGTCAACACATTATTCAAAAACAACTGACGGGTCTCTTCATAGTTCACTTTCCCAGGCGTTTTGTGTAGACTCAGTATAGTTCTCCTAAAGGAATCCCTTCCGAACTGTTTAACATCTTCTTTAAGCTCTGGACAACTACCGTAGTATTTTCTCCAGTCACTTTCAGATGTAACTCTCCTTGGTTTGGGATTACCAACTGTAGGTCTAGGCTTTCGTTTTTGCCAAAAATACTTTCTCCCAATGTATTGTCGTTGGTTTGTGAGATTGGTAATGTTATAAACAAAACCGTGAAAGTCCCGAATAAGGCTCCCGTCAAACACGCTGCCGTTATATCTCCAGGGATTGGGGTACTCAGGGTACTCTTGATTTTCTTCCACATGATAAATTTTCATCTACCATATTTAGTGGCTCCTCATGGAACCACCAATCATCTATCTTTTTTGCTTTCACTGGGGGAGTAAGAGGTTCAATATCCTCCATTTCCCACCAGATATCTTCAAAGTTTGAATCCTGAGAAGGTGTCTTTTTTGACATCTTGTTTGATTCCTCCAACAACATAACTCTCTACTTCTGTTTCCTGTGGTGCCACTTGAAGTCCTTTAGAAGAAATCCAATGCTGAGTCCATGGTAGTGGATTATTCTTTGCAGCAATGTCATAAACAGGTTTCATACCAAGTGACTTAAGTCTGCGATTAGCTGTCCACTCAACATACTGTTTCAAGAGAGTATCATTCAGACCAATCATTGATCCATCTTTGAATAAGTAGTCAGCCCATCTTTTCTCCTCGTTTACTGCCCTGTCATACATGGCATAAACCCACTCTTCTTCTTCCTTGGCGATCTGTTTCATCTCGGGATCATCACCCTGTTTCCACTTGTTCAAAATATTTTGAGTGATGGCAAGGTGTTGATTCTCATCTCTAGCAATAAGAGAGATAATCTTTGCTGAACCTTCCATGAGTTTAAGTTCACCAAAAGCAAAGCTACAAGCAAAAGAAACATAAAACCGAATTCCTTCAAGGATATTGACATTTGCTACTGCTCTATAAAGCTTTCGCTTAACGTCAAGACGAGACCAATGTGCAGACGGTGAATCTTTCCAATCTTCCTCCCACATATGACCAGCACCCCATTCATGTGCACTTCTAATGAAGTCGTCATAAGATTCTGTTACACTCGAAGCACGTTCTAGAATACGTGGATCAGTAACAATCTTATCAAAGATCTCTGATGGGTCTGCATATATGTTCTTGATAATATAAGTATAGGAACGACTATGAATCATCTCCATAAATCCCCACACTTCCATACATGCTTCCAGTTCAGGAAGTGAACAGTATGGAATAAACGCCATACCAGGTCCACGACCTTGAATAGAATCCAACATGATCTGATACTTCAGATTAGAAGTATAGATATGTTTTTGTTCTGGTCTAAGTGTTTGATAATCACCACGATCCTTCTGTAGAGAGACCTCCTCAGGTCTCCAGAAGTAACCTAACTGTTGAGTTGTCAGTTTATCAAAGATAGGATACTTATAAGAATCATATCTTTGGACACCCAGTGGTTTACCAAAAAACATTGGTTGTTTCTTCGTATTGACCTGTTCCGTATTGAAGACAGTCATGCCTTCAATCTTTTTCACACTATTCACTTCTGATGACACCCTAAACTGCACAGGATTCACACTCTCCCTCCTCGGTTTGTTCTAATTCTGTTAACAATGAATCTAATTTGGTTCTTGTATCCTCTTCTTCTACCTCATCAGTCTTGAGGTCATTTGTATTTTGATAGTAAGAGGTCTTCCATCCATACTTATATGTAGTCAAGAGATCATTTGCCATTTGTGACACGGGGACCTCATTATCTGGATAATTTTCAGGATTATAAGACCAGTTTCCAGATATAGCTTGGTCAAAGAACTTCTGCATAACTGCTACAATTTTAATGTAACCTTCATTACTTTCCATCTCCCACAAGAGAGTATAGTTGTTTTTCAAAGTTCCATAGGAGGGAACAATTTGTTTAAGAGGTCCCTTCTTGGATTTCTTAATGGACAAGTAGTCCCTGGGTGGTTCAATTCCATTGGTTGCATTTGACACAACGGAACTGCTTTCCGATGGCATTTGTGCGGACAGTGTTGAGTGCCTGAGACCGAACTCATTGATAGATGCCCTAAGAGACTTCCAATCATGTTGCAACTCCTGTGATGTAATTTCGTCTACTTCCTGTTTGTATGTATCAATTGGTAGGATACCATCACCATATTTGGTCCTTCCAAAATATTCACAATGTCCTTTCTCTTTAGCCAAGTTATTGGATGACTTCAGTAGGTAATATTGGAAAGACTCAGAAAGTTGGTGTACCGCATTCCAAGCTCCCTGTTCACCATATTTGAATCCTAGTTTAGCCAGGTAATGAGCCAGACCAATGAATCCAATCCCTAGAGAACGTCTTGACTTGGTCGCAATCTCCGCTGCCTTAATTGGATAATCTTGGTAATCAATCAACTCATCCAGAGACCGCACAGAGAGGTCACAGAGGTCCTCCAGTTCCTCATCGGATTTGATCTTACCCACATTGACAGCTGACAAAATGCAAAGGGCAATCTCACCACTCAGATCATCGATATGATTCAATGGATACGTTGGTAAAGTAATCTCCTGACACAAGTTACTCATATTCACCTTGTCTTTGAAAGATGAGTGACTATTACAATGATCAATATTCATAATGTAAATACGACCAGTCTCTGCCCTCTCCTTCAAAAGATCAAGGATCAGCTTCTGTGCCCCGATAGTCTTTCTTGGAACAGACTCATCTGATTCATAACGTACATAGAGATCGTCAAATTTATCAGTACCAAAAGCATCATACAAACCTGGTACGTCATGCGGTGAGAATAGGCTAATCTCTCCATCTGCAATGAAACGTTCGTAGAAAATCTTTGATAGTTGGATGGAGTAGTCAAGTTTCCTCACTCGATTGTCTTCTGTACCTTTGTTGTTCTTAAGAACAATAATATCTTCTATTTCTTGGTGCCAGATTGGGAAGTGGACTGTTGCTGATCCACCTCGGATTCCATTTTGCGTACAGCATCGTACAGTTGATTCAAACTTTTTAAGGAAAGGAACAACGCCAGTGTGTTGAACTTCTCCACCCCTAATTCTAGAGTTGATACCACGTATCCTCCCCGCGTTGATACCAATTCCAGCCCTTTGTGCAACATAACGACCGATGGCCATATCAGAACTAAAAATACTATCCAGGGTGTCGTCAGCATCAATGAGAACGCAACTCGCAAACTGACGGAGAGGCGTTCTGACACCCGCCATGATTGGTGTTGGGATGTTGAGTCGGTGTTTGCTGATTGCATCATAGTATCTCTTCACATAACTTAGACGTGTGTCTTTGGGATACTCTTGGAAGATAGTCAAAGCGATCATGATATACATGAACTGTGGAGTCTCGTATACCTTCGATGAGCTTCTATCTTGTACTAGGTATTTATCTACAACTTGTCTCAAGCCAGCATATGTGAACAAGAAATCACGATCATGATTGACCCAATGACCAACCTTTTTAATTTCTTCTTCTGAATACTTTACAAAGATCTCCTTATCATACACACCAGAGTAACACTTGTCAGTGATATGGTCGATAAGGTCAGGCATATCCCTCATACGCCCATACATCTGTTTCCTTAGGGAGAACAGAAGGAGTCTAGCTGCGACAAACTGATAGTTAGGATGTTCCAGATCAATCAAGTCACTAGCACTCTTAATCAAGATCTCCTGAATCTCATCAGTAGTAATACCATCATAAAACTGGATACCTGATTGCATTTCTACCTGACTAGCAGAGACATTTGCAAGATCAATACATGCCTCCTCAACCATTAAATGCATCTTTTCAAGGTCCAGAGATTCAATTCTTCCATCTCTCTTCTTTACCTTCGTACCATTACTCATATCTTTTTCCAGGTAGTAAATTTAAGTTTTGCTTTTAATCCAGAATATACATTTGATTCTACTAGTTCTGGAACCTTATGTCCAGCGAGAACCATATCATTTAGGTCTTTTTCTCTTACGTTCGGTGGCCAGATAACGACCTTTCCTCCACGTTCAATGACTCGTCCAATGCGGTTAACAATCTCTTTATTGCGGGGTTCATTATCATAAACATAAACGATATCGCTTCCCTCAAGATCACGAATTTCACCGTCACTACCACACATAGCCACACTATTAGGGAGGAAAGTGCTGTCAAAGGGTCCTTCGACGACATAGACGGGAAATTCTTTATTAACTCTATCAAGCCCATAGACTTTCGGCGCATCTTCATCGAACATTATGGTTAAGTATTTAACAGGGTTACGATCTAGGGCTCTTCCCTGTATCCCTACCAACACATTATTTCTTATTAAGGGTATGACAATCCTAGGATCCTCATGTTTACTGTCACTGCCGGTAAACTTATTAAAGTCTTCACAGAAATAGAAGTCACCAGAAAAGATTGCCCTGTCTTCTAAGTATTTCTTAGTCCTAGGTACATCAAAAGCTTTTGGCAGGTCCATCTTCGCCCTCTTCTCAAACTTAGGTTTGGAAGTATCTATTGTTTTGAATACACCCTCAGGAGTTTCAGTCACAAAATTCTTACCGGTGTGACCCTCTTTGAATTTCTCAAAGGTATATTGTTTATGTGTCTCACAATCAACCTCTTTAAGGAAATTGTTAAACGACAAACTCACACCGCAGTTGTGGCACTTATAATTTGTATTGTTCTTGACTCTATACAGGTATCCACGAGCCTTATTCTTATGCTTCTGGGAATCACCACAAAGGGGACACCGGAAGTTATAAAGATATGGTTTTACCTTTTTAAATTTAGAGAGCCTAGAAGAAATCAAATTGATGTATTTTACATCAATAAAATCCATTAACCATCAATCGCGCTTCTCTGTATTGTAGAGGGTTCATTGACAGGTGTCAATACCTTACTGACAAGTCCGTTATTATTAATGAAAAATGTCAGGACAGCAAAACCACCGACAGCCATCCATACCCTCTTCTCTAATTGACGTATTCTTTGCAATACGAGGTCATGATCCCTGTCCATTTTATCACGGAGTTTGTCAATTTTAGCAAACAATACTGTGTCGATTTCTTCTTGTTTTGATATTCGTTCTTCATGAACAGCAAGCATTCTGCTAACTGTTATATTTACCTCAGATAATTTTTGAATTGCAGTATCAATCCTAAGCACAATAGGTTTAAGATCTTCTATTTTTTGCTGCAAGACTGCTATCTTAACTTCATTTTCTTCCATCTGTAGGGCTCCAAGTTTTCCTTAAACCCTTTTGATAAATGTACCTTTTCCTAGGCTTTCTTACTGGTGGATCGTCACCAGCCTCTACTGTCCCTGCAATTTTTCCTTGACCAACGTTATTTGTTGGCACCATCCCCTCTTCATTGAGGTCTCTAATAATCTCTATAATTCTATTGAGTTTTTGATCATCCATCTGCGACTTTCCTTAACTCCTTTAAACAGTTATCATCCAATGGAATATCATGAATATAGGTATGAGGATACTCTGGCAATCTGTCTAGAAAGACAATAAACGTCTTAACAGATGACCACAGATTATCTTCTATTTTGTAGAAGAACATGGGAGTGGCAGCATCACCAAAGATATTATACAAGATGATGAAGTGATTAATTAACAGGTGAGTTTTTAATTCACCTGTATTGTTATACCGTTTCAACAATCTTTTAATATATCTAAAATGATTCAAGTCCTTCTCAAAATCTTCCTTGGTCACCGCCTGAGGATTCTCATAATTTTTAATAGCAAAAAGAAGAAAGTTCTCTTCGTTCAATTCAGAAAATAACATCGATGTTATGCAGCAATAGTCAATGTGCCAGCGGCAGTGCCAATAGCAGTAGAACTTGTAATCTCTGAGTTCGTTGTTGTACCAGTATCCTTAATTGTTGAACCACCGTTTTGTGCAAGTGGGTTAGCAATAACATTGAGTACATCTGAAGCATTTATATCTGCTGATCCCCCAGCTAATGTTTTACCAAATATCAATTCATTAGTACCTGATCCACTAACATAAAGACAAGTTTGATGTCTTGCTGCGTCTGTTGTGTTATTAATGACGAAATGTGGTGTTCCAGTTACAGTTACTGCTTCATTCCATCTTACACGCATAGAGATTGTACCACCAGCACCTTTACTAAAGGCGGTTGTCATAAATTCAATCTCAGTGATTGTAGCATTTTGTAGTCTATCAGCAAGCTCACTAATACAACATAAAACTTCAGGTTGTGCATTTGCATTACCATTGCCAGTCATTTTGGATCCAGCTTCAACAACCCATCCACTGTTATTAGCATATACTTCTTTTTTCTCGGAGTCAGTAAGCCACTTTGGTTTTGACTCATCAGTTATTCCCCATAAAGGCATGATTCTTTCCTTTAAATTCTTTTATAGAAATATTTATAATAGAGGAGACCTTGTAGATTGGTCTCCTTTGATTATGTTTCTTCGCGATTATTGATTGCTTTAGTCACAACTTCTAAGAGTTGATCGTCCATATCAGTCTTGGTCAACTTAACTGCCTTAGAAAGAATAACAAGACAGATCTCAACCATTTTCTCACCGAGTTCTTCATTTTCGGGAATATTGTTGATAGCATCTTTAATAATTTTTGATGCTAGTGGAAGTAAAAAGGATAGCATAGTAATAATTCATAACTACACTATATATAAATTTTTACTTATTTTTAGCTTCTTTGAAAAATTCAGAGAAGTTTTTTCTGTTTGTCTCATCAATTTTATTCACAAAAGCTTTAGAGGCATCAACCATTTGATCAATTGATGGCCCATCACCTTTATTATTTGACAGAGATACTTTCATCACAGGATAAACAGAGGAGAAAGTATTATATCTATTCTGTCCTGTCTCAGCTGCGGTCTGAAAGTCCTGACTTAGAAGATCATCATCACCCTTAAACAATCTCTTGTCGAATCCAGCGTTAGGACCAGCGGAATTTGCCGCATTTGTATATCCGTCGGCACCTACTTTCATCATGACTTAGATTTGCCCATGAACTGTTTGAAGGTCTTACGATGACTCTTGTATGAACCAATCTGACTCTTCAGGGTGTTGTAATCATTAGCGTCATAGGACTCTCCTACTGAGGAGGATCCACCATTATCACCCCCATTCCCATTGGAACCATTTCCATTCCCATTGGAACCATTTCCATTCTTATTCTCATCATCATCCACAGTATGCCCATTCTCTTTGCGGAGCATGCCAGCAGGACCAACCATTTTAAACCCTTTTGGAATAGGCTTACACTTCTTGTCAGTATAACAATAGTAACTACCTGACTTACAGGTCTTATGTCCTTCTTCTACCTCTACCTTATTAGGTAGTCCTTTGTGTTTGGTTTTAGCAAACTTCTTCACGTCGGACTTAGACATGGAGGTTGCAGCTTGAGAAATCTCAGACGAGGGACTTTTCATTTCCCCTTTCTGAGTTGATCTAACCATCCCGAAGAACCTTTGTTGGGCCTTTGATTTTGCTGGCATGTCACTTCTTCTTGGTATCAATGATAGCACCCTGTCCATGTTTAGCACGGATACTTGCCTTCACTTTCTCAAGTGCCGACATACCGTCATAGGGTTTTTTCTTTCCACCACCCATAGCAACATTCTTGGTAGCACTATTATAACGGTTGTTGCCGTCAACACCACCACGCTCCATACGACGGTCTTTCAGAGAATCTTCGGTTGATTCACCCATTGCTTTTGTAGGTGCTTCAGACTTTTTCACCTTACTCAATCCTTGCTGTCTTTTCTGAGCAATCATTCTATCAATCATTGCTTTCTTCTTTTGAAGTTGCAGTTCTTGAGGACTCATTGATGCATCTTCACCCATGTGATCTGCTTTCTTATAACGTTTATCACCAGACATCATTTTCTGATATGCGGGAGTGTTTCCTTTCTTATCAGCATTAGTAACAGTCATACGAGTATCTTTTGGTTCTTCCTTTTTCTTAGGAGTACCGCCATACACTGCCTCTTCAACCTCAATCATCTCAAGGATTTGACCTCCCAATTCTGCAATAGCTTCTGTCATTCCCATGGGGGGATTGATAATAACCTTATTTTTTACCTTTTTCTCAGAGATTTTCTCTCCAGATTTAGTATCAGTCTTTCCTTTTGGTGAAGCATTTCCACCAACATACTCAGAGAGATCAGTTCTCCAAGAGACATGCTCATTGACATCACCATCAGTATCTTTCTTATGGAGATTCTTGTAGAGGTGTTTATGGAGTGGTTTTGCCTTATTAAGGATCTTATCCTTAGTCTTATAGTTATCTTCTTCCTTCATGGAACATTCTTTTTCCTTACCATGAATAGGACAATCTTCACCCTTGGGGGAGTGATTGCATTCTTTTTTCTCATCCAATACTTCTGTTTCTTCACCCATGAAACCGAGTTTCTGCCTCAGTGCAGTTCTCTCAGTACCACTCAGTTGATTCTTTGCAACATAATCATTAAAAGCCTTAGGTAGGGGAACACCATCTCTACGAGATTGATATCTGATAGCCTTAGCGTGAGCTCCAACATCAGCTCCACCATCTTGCCCCCCACTCTCCATGTCTTCTTGGAGGTTTTGAAGGTAGATGGCACTCAATTCTCTGAGTTCAATATCCATGAGACTGTTTTACTACTTTTTCCTGTACTTATTTATGAATTGTTTACCATAATCATATCCAGGAGTCTTATCTTGTACATTCTTCAGGTACCCATCAGTTCCAATAAGGGTGTTTGGGTGTTTACCATCTCTCTTTTTCCTGTTCATTTTGACCTCAGTGTACTCATTTAGGTCACTAATCCAGGATTTGAACATCACATTATCTTCGGTCACACAGATTAGATAGTTGGTTCCTCTACGAATGACCTTGCCGATGAGTCCAGTGTTAAGGCTCTCAACTAACTGATTAACCTTAAAAAGACCACCATTGATATAGTTTTCTCTAAGGTTTTTCCAATCAAACTTAGGTGCAATCTCCCAAAGTGACCACCCCTCTTTGACTGACATTCTCTTTTTGAGAGTTGTCATCATCATTTTAGCAGTTTTGTCGTCGATTGTGTCAGGAATACCAGTACGATATGTCTCAAAATCGTCCTCAAGGGCCGCTTTTCTCATCTTCGACGCCGACATTCCCTCAGTTCCTTCTGCATCTGAGTCTCTATCACCAGCCGATACAGTTGCCACGTCAGAAAAATCATAGAGTTTTCCGTTGTATTCGCTAGAGAGTTTGGTGAATTCCTGAACCCGGTCACCACCAACCACAATTTTAACACTTGAATGTCCATCTGAATATGCCTGTTTCAAAACATCAAAAATAGTCTTAGAGTTGGGATCATTGACTATATTCTCAGCATAATCTGGAAAAGACTGTCTCATGACATCAACTTTCTCGTCTGGATCAAGAGGATTCTTCTTAGGATCTACTGATCTAGAGGGATATATCTTTAAAGATCCCTTACCTGCTGCCTTTTTAGCAGCATCTAATAACTTTTTATGTCCAATCGTTGGAGGGTTGAATCTGCCGAAAGTGACTGTGAGAGGTCCAAGATCTTCTTTAGCTGACCCATCAGCTCTAGTAGGAGCTGGCATTCTTCTTGGTTTTCCATCTCCAAATGTTCCAAATTCTCCCTGCTGCACAGGCATTTGTCGGACAGATTGTGGTTCATCTGAAGATTTTAATTCTTTTTTTGGTTCTTCTTGGGATAGTTCCTTCTTAGTAAGCATCTGAAGGGTTCCCTTGCTAGTAACAGCTACCCTAGCACCCTCTTTATCATACCAATTACCATGACCATCTCCCGTTAAACCCTTTCTTTGGGCTTGATCAGAGACGGTCGAAGTTCTAGCTTCTTTTAAAAAGTTGAAAAAACTCTTCATCAGTTATTATATCCCATGGGATTATTTAGATGATCAGGCGTATAGGACATCCTCCAGAGCATTTGTTGATGACTCTTGATCTCGGGGAAGAACATAGTTCATGACTAGAAGTTCTTCCTTTTTATTCTTGTTTTCTTTACGATGAGCGAGACTATAACGAAACTCAAAAGTTTCCATATGAAATTCATCGAACTGTTCCCTTAACCAGGGGTGTTCATTGTAGGTAATCATCCAATTGTGGGGGGTGTCCTTACACGCTTTGACGAAGCCTTCATGAGAGAAACCAGTGTGCATCTCCTTGTTCTTACCATACAACATATCTTTGATGAGATATGGAGGGTCAAGGAATACAAATACATCCTCACCAGGAGCTTCCATCAGGTCACGATAGTCCTGATTGGTAATCCTCCAGGGTTGAATGATCTCACTGATGTTAGCAAGTTTCTTGATCTTACTCTGTGAGAAAATGGTGTTCTTGTAAGAATCACGGATGAAAGCATTCTTGTTCTGTTCAGTAAAACCACCGAAACTAGAACGATTCAGGACATAGAAAGCAGTGGCGAGTTCAAAGTCATCGTCAGAAGTGTTGATGAGATCTCTCATATCAGCATAGAGAGCTCGGTGTTTAGCCTCCAGTTCCTCAACACCCTCAGCACGACAAGCTTCATCCTTGAGTTCAAGGAGTCGATTGATAAGGGCATCAGGATTCTTCTGTAGTTGAGTCCAGAAAGCGAACAGATTGTAGTACAAATCATTGACCCAGACAGGAACACCTGGATACATGACAGAGAAAGTAAGAGCACAAGATCCACCACCAAGGAAACCTTCACGGTATTCTTTGATGTTCTCAGGAATCATGTTCTTACGGAACAGGTAGTAAATGATCCGTGATTTACCACCGGGATACCGGAGGACAGTGGGGTACTTACGACGTTCAACGATCTTGGCCATGTAGACTCATTCCTATAATTCAATATTAGCATAAAAAGACCACCCAGTCAAGTCGGATGGTCCGGTTTGTCAAGTGTCAGGATAGTTTAACGTATGGTCCTGATACCCCTGTGACAGTAGAGGAAGCGTATCTATACATATCTTCCATTAACATATTTTTCTTTTTATCATCATTGATACCATTGATGATTTCAAACAATTTTACTGTAAGATACTTCGATTGTCTATAATTTGTGTCTCCTTGTAACCACCTCATCTCAGCTTCAGCTTCTTGATTTGCGTTGACAAGTCCGAGACTTTTTGATGTTTTAGCCACCCACTCAGCCATCTTTTCATCTCCCTGAACGGCAATTCTCCTAGAAGTTGGGTTGTCTGGGAGTTGATCAAATCCATGAGATTTCAGAAGGTTACTCATTGCCCCATGTCCGACCTTTCCATGTCTAGCCGATCCACCAAGAACCTCACCAGAGAAACCACCAGAACTAGTAAATGTTCTGAAGTTAACTTTGATTTCCTGAGGTCCTTTCTTCATGATGAGATAACCACTGGTTGAAGTCATGGGTGACTCCATCTTCTCATACTTAAAATCAACTGTAGATTTATCAGTAGGAAAGTTTATATCTGCGAGGTTTGCTCCTCTCTCCATCTTCTTGAGTGAAACTCCAATGAACTTTTTTTCCTTCAGGAGTTTAAACATTCTAGCATTCAGAGTTTCCCATGTTGTGATACCAGCCAGTTCCTCCTGCAATTGTTGAGCAGTGAATCCACTCTTAGCAATGTAAATATCAGCTGGTGACCACTTATTCAGGTCACCATACCAACCCTGAACTTTCTTAACTTTCTTGAAAACATCACCAACCTTATCAACCATGTCACCACCACGGAGATACTTATATCCTTGACCGTATGGTGTTTTGAGTTTAAGTGCTCCCATGATGGATGACTTCTTCCAATCAGGATCCATCGACTCAATCTCTTCAAAGGAGGCACCTGTAGTAACACACTTGTCGTATGCCTTCTTTAGTTTCTGTGAATCAATAACACTATCAACAGTAACTCCAGCATTATCAATAACGTACTGAGCGTAAACTGCTTGACCAGATTCAGCGATCGCTGTCTTCTTAGAAGCTGAATAACCACCACCAACAGGTGGTTTTACATTTATTCTAATTTTCTTATTCGTATTTTTAATCAGAACATCAATCTGAGTGTCCTTACTGTCAGTACTTACAATATAATTAGAGTTCTCAAGGTTCTTCTTGAGATTAGCCGTAGCTCTCTGTCTTTGAACTTGTGGGACTACTACTCTAAACGTGGCTATGATTCTGGATCTACCAGAGGCAGCCATTGTAGTTGAGAAATCAGAGTAGTAGTTATAATCATCACTGCCCATCGCATCAACGACCGCCAACATGGCTTTCTTAGCTTCGGGAGGGATTGTACTCATTTTTGCAATTCCTCTAAGTAATCCAATGATACCAGTTTGCTCTCATATTCTGGTCCGAAATATTCTTTCACTTTGATCGGCACACCCATAACAGTTGGCCACCCACTCGCGACATAGGTGTAAACAGTTTTACTATCCTCGTTCACAAAGTGAGGCCAAGGATACTTATACATCAATTTTCCCAAGAACCAACAACCTCGATGATACGTTGAATTTCAGATTCTGTAAACCCCTGGAGCTCCAGTTCTTCTTTTTTCATCTTTGTCATGGAATCCATGGCCATACGACGCTTAAACTGTTTGTCAGCTTCCTTGGTGTCACCCTTTGACTGAGCCATCATGTCCTTATTATAAGCTTTGTTCTTTTGAGAATCAACCTTTGCCTTATTCATAGGCATATAACCCTCTTTCTTGAACTGAGGATGGTCATCAAGTTTCATACCACGTTTCTTCTCAAGACGTGCTTTCTGTTCTGCAGAATTATTACCTCTAATGTTCTTCTTATCAGAAAGAGCTTTCTTCATTGGCTCTTTCTTATTTCCATCCTTATCAAAATCAAGGTAATCTGGTTTAGCACCTTCACTCATTCTCTTGGCTACGTTGACAGCTCCACGAGCTACCTTCATAGCTCCTTTCTTGAGCATTGACTTGATACCACTCTTAGCCTTAGCCTTCATCTCAGAACCTTTTCTCTGAGCCTGAGCTGACATGTTCTTAGTTGTCTGACCAGCTCTTCTAGCCTTCATCTTAGCATTAGCTTTAGCGTCTCTATATGCCCCATATGCTTTGACTGCACCTTTAGCAGCTTTCGACTTGACCGTGCCAATGGCTGACTTCAAACCTCTCTCCAATCTATCTGTCTTTTTGGCTTTAGTACCAGCGGTATCGTGACCGTAAGTTACTTTAGCTTCTGAAATGACTGTGGTGAAGATTGCTTCACACTCTTCTACTGTATAACCTTCGTCCAGAAGTTCACCAAGTGCTTCTTCACAAAGATCCTCAAGTTCTTCATCATTGATCCCAGAGAGGTCCATTTCAGCGATCTCGTCTCTTTTCGCTGTTAGTTCTTCTCTAGCTTCGGTACTATGGACAGCGCTGTACGCTTCCATAAAATTACGCATAGATGCAGACATCTTCTTTACAATTACTATTTCCTGTCTTTATTTATAGAGTCGAGATATTCTCTTTCAGTTTGATACAGAGAAGAGGGATTGAGATAAATCTCAACTCCCTTCATTATTTCTGGTATCAACCACTCATGAATAGGAAGACACGCTTGCCAGTTCACTGGTTGAATACAGTTCATTATCACAACAGCCCAAAAGGCGTTTAGATAGTTAATCAGTGTCGTCATCATTAAAGAAGGAACCAAATTGGCCTTTACTTCCCAGTTCCCTACTATCGATCATATCCATAATTTCATCAAACTTTTTAGTTTGTTCCATACTCATCAAAATCTCTGATAGTTGTTTAACTACCAGTGGTTTCTCATTCACTGCAGCAGATTTAATTGCAGAACGAATATAAGATTCTGCTTCAAGAAGATTGTCTAATGTATTTTTAGAAAGTGTCATTAGTTTGTTGATTCCTCATCTTTTTTATTGAAACCGAATGGTCCTTCTTTATCGTCTAGTGCAAATTTAAGTGCTAAACCACCCACTGCTTCCATCACTTTGAGAACTTGTTCGGGTTTAGCACCTTCACCTAGTTCTTTAGCAACATACCAATACTTAGGCCAGAAAGTTTCTCCTGCTTTTTGATAATCTTCTAGTGTTAAAATTTTCATTTACCTACTCCATAATCAGGTGCTTCTTTTTCAAGTTCAGAGATTGCTTTAAAGGCTACTTCCAATTCTTTCTCAATTTGTTCGTCTAAATTACTGATAACATTACGAAGATCAACAATCCGTTGAGGGCAACAGGTTGAATCATATGTATAGTCTTTTGTATCTCGGAAGAGTGATTCTCTCACTGCTGCTGCAGCTCTAACATCCATTTCAATCTGAATCATACATCTCCTTGTTTACGGTTTTCAGAGTAGTGAACATCAAACGATCCACCAGGGTATCGTTTCTCAAGTTTCTCTACATTCATTTCAATGATCTCATCAATGGTTGTATCTAGTCCCATACAGGCTTGAGCCACATACCACATAATATCACCAAGTTCTCGTTTCAGATGAAACAAGTTTTCTTCATTGACAGGTTTACCTTGAAATACAATCTTCTTGACAATCTCAGTAAACTCACCTGCCTCTGCGGACATACCTACAGCAGCAGTAAGCAGTCGCTCGGAAGGAAATCCCTGACCTTCAAGTTCCTGGATACGATATACAAAAGCTTCGTGACTTTTACTTTGTTCCGAGGTAACGCCATTTACAAATTCAAGGTATCGTTGTGTATCTACAGTCATAAGTCTAAAGGTTGTTGTTGATTTTCGGGGAGTTGTTTTGTATATTCAATTTCTTTCCAAGAACTACCTACACCACCATCCATATTAACTACGATGTCTCGGGTAGGAAGTTGTTTACCGGAACTGACATCAATTATATCACCAGGAAGAGGATTAAACATATAGTAATGTCCTTCCCATCTATTGTTTCTCATATTGAGAAGATTGACAGCATCCTTTTGACTACCACAATCGGCAATCTTTTCACCTCTGGGATTAAACACTGAATAGTAACCGTTCAAAACTTAAATCCCTCAAATGATTTCTTTGGTTTCTCCTCTGGATCATACTCCTCTTCCCTAGTATTGTCAAGGATGTCATCTTGAGCAGACTGTTCACAATCATACAATCTCATCTTTGCCCTATCAATACCAATCACGAATCTCTTGTATACGTTGATATCATTATACCTATTCTTCAATTGTTTTACTAGTATCTGTCCCAGTTCTTCGAGCTCTTCAGTAGAAATAAGGGCAAACATAAGATCAGCAGTAGCAGGGAGACCAAAGGACTCAGAAGTGTCAGTAAGCTCAACATCAGAGCTACCATAACCAGAACGAGTGGTCTGCGTGGCAGAAACGATAGGGACGTTTGCTTCAACAGCCAGTCCTCTAAGTTCTTCAGCAATAGCTTTGACAGTTGTATATGAATTGACATTGCCACCAGCGCGATATCGCGAGGAAGCACATATATTAAGGTAATCAATGAAAATAATATCAGGTCTAAATGATTTCTTAAGTGCAAGTTCATTAAGAAGTGATTTAAAATGTCCACTATGTGCCGATGCTGTAGGATATTCTTT